GTCTAATGGTAATTACATGGGGTAATTACTGGTTTCATAGGAGGAACTGTTATGACGACACATTTTACTTCAGGCGTTACAAACGTCGGTGCAGGCGGCACCCTTGGCAAAATCAAGCAACCCGACCCCACCAAATATCACACTTACTTCAATGACTTTGACGTTTACACGTCAGGTGATTGGACAGTAACAACAACCGAAGCCGGCTCAGGTTCAGCAACAGAGGCAATCATCGATGGTGATGGCGGTCTATTAGCGCTTACTAATGCGGCGGGCGACGACGACAACGATTTTTTACAGTTAAAAAAGGAGACTTTCAAGTTTGAGTCTACTAAGCAATTGTATTTCAAGGCTAGATTTAAGACTTCAGACGCTGATGCGTCAGACGTAGTTATGGGTCTTCAGCTAACCGATACAAGTCCCTTAGATGTGACCGACGGTATTTTCTTTTTATTAACTGACGGCTCTACTACGCTTCAGTTTATTGTAGAAAAAGACGGAACTCAAAGCACTTTGGATTTACCTACCGTGATGGCAGATGACACGTTCACTACCGTTGGCTTTGTGTATGATCCTAAAGATCTGAAGTTTCATGTCTTTCAAAACAACGTCTTAGCGGGAACGGTTGCTTCTACTAACGCTCCAGATGACGAAGAGCTTAACGTATCTTTCGGAATACAAAATGGCGCGTCTGCGGCGAAAGTAATGACAATCGATTACGTGTTAGCGGGTAAAGAGCGTACTGCTGATACTGAATTGTAAGGAGGTGTATCATGGCTGATGCGGTCACTTCTCAAACAATACAAGACGGCGCTAGAAAAGCTGTTTTGAAATTTACTAACGCTAGTGATGGCACTGGCGAAAGTGCAGTAAAAAAAGTAGATGTATCTGCTTTAGAGGCAAACCATTTAGGTCAGGCTTGCAGTGGTGTCACCATTAATAAAATTTGGTGGCAGTGCACAGGAATGGCGGTAAAGGTAGAGTTTGACGCCTCAACAAATGTATTGGCAATAGGATTGTCAGAGGACAGTAACGGTTATCACGATTACTCAGATTTTTCTGGCATACCTAACAACGCGGGATCAGGAGTCACAGGTGACATTGATTTTACAACTGTGGGTCATGGTAGCGGCGACACTTACATGATTATTTTGGAATTAATCAAGAGTTATGGCTGATACAAGTGATGTAACACGCACAAAATCAGGAAGGCTCACCTATCGTGGTGAGTCTTTCCCTGGTTACAATAAACAAGTGCGCGATAGTGGTGGTAGAAAAAAATTTAAAGTGTTAGCGAAAAAGGGAGATCAAGTGAAGATTGTTCGCTATGGTGATCCCAACATGAAAATTAAAAAAAGCAATCCAGAAAGACGCAAAAGTTTTAGGGCACGACACAACTGTGATGCAGTTGAAAAGAAAAAAGATGTTTTCGCGGCTTCTTACTGGTCTTGCAAAAATTGGTGATGTAAATGGCAGTAGAAGATGATTTGCAAACGCTAGATGAGATAGGTAGAGCCGCACAAGAATACGGCTCAAGCGTCTCGCCTTATGCAGGTCTACAAGATTATTTGTTACAGCGACCTGTTTTTGCCCGTGGTGATAGAGAGAGCATACAGGTGCCTACGCTGAGAGCGCTCGATGCCCCAGATTACACACAAGAAGATGAAAGACGCAGAGTCGAAGAGTTACTTGCTAATCAAAGGGCACAGCAAACTTCTACCTTTGAGACGGCTTTATCAGATCTCAAAAAAACTTTACAAGAAGAAAATTTAGCATCTGCAAAAGCGGAGGCAGGCCAAAGATCTGCACTCACACAACAACTTGAAGATCAACTTGCAACTATCAAAGCAGAGGTTGAAGAAAGACAAAAAGCTTTGGAAGCGCAGGGTATTACCGAAAGACAATCGCTACGAGATGAAAGACAAAAATTATTAGATGATTTGCAAGCTAACATTGATACTGCGAAACAAGAGCTTGCAGAATCACAAGCAAAAGTAAAAGAGGCGCAAGATAAATCGTTAGGTGATCTTAAAGACACACAATCGTCATTAGTTGCTAATCTAAAAGAGAGAATGTCTTCTTTAGGAGCTGATTTAACCTCCATAAAAGAGGATATAAGGGCTGAATTAGATAAAAGAGATGAAAACCTTACAGGCACACAAAAAGAAGCCGCAGATGCGATACAGAGCGAAAT